CTACAAAGTACAAACGGAATTAATTAACGTAGGTACGAAAAAACAAAGTAAATTAGTAGCTCAATATTCAATTAAAAAGTAATGCCACAATACAGAAAAAAACCAGTAGTAATAGAAGCCGTACAATATGACGGGAACTTTAGATGTCTTGATATTTTTAGCATTAGCGAAGTATCTAATTTTAAAATTAAAAAAGAAGAAGATGGCTCTCCGTATTTATTAATACCAACTTTAGAAGGAGATATTAAATGTTCTAAAGGAGATTATGTTATTCGTGGAGTAAAAGGAGAATATTATCCTTGTAAGCCTGATATTTTTGAAATGACATACGAACAAGTAAACAATTAAAAACAAATAAAAATGGAACAAAAAAAATGGAGTGCAGGTGCTTGGAAAAAGCAGACCGCTAAAGGAGAAGTAATTAATTTTACAATCAATGATGTACGTTACTCGATGTGGGTTAATGCCTACAAGACAGACGACAAGCAACCAGATTATAAGATTTATGTAAATGATTTCAAACCAAAAGAAGATACGGAAGGACTGCCGTTTTAATTATGCTAACGAGAAAGAGAGATGTTTCAATAAGACAATTAAAAGATTTATATTATGCCCAACGTAATACCCATATACAACTGCACGATATGATGAAGCAGTTAGGGTTGTTAGGCTTAGAAGATAACGAACCAATAGGCGCAGATGTAGGCGCAACAAGGATTATTGAAATTGTAGACAGCGTATTTGAGTGTGATGTATTACGAAAGGATAGGTCTTTAAAAACAACGTTCGGTCGAAAGGCTGCTGCTTATTTACTTAGAAGGTACACTAAATTGAGCCTCAAAGAGATAAGCGGATACACGGGTACAAAAGACCATACTACCGCAATACATAACATAAAACAAGCAAATAACCTAATAGAAACAGAAGATTGGTTTAAAAATAAAATGAAAATTATTTGCCAGAAAATCGAACTTGTAGAAATTTAGTGTATATTTGCAGTATAAAGACACATAGGCGAACTGCGAACCGACTATGTGTTTAGTGGTTAAATAACAATAACCCTGATAGTTCGCAGCTATCGGGGTTTATTTTTTTATGGCAAAAGACCCAGCTTTTTTATTTTATCCCGGTGACTATGTAAGTGGCACAATGGGAATGACATTTGAAGAGAAAGGTGCATATATGGACCTGTTAATGCTTCAGTTTAATCGTGGTCATATGAATACGCATATGATACAACATACGGTTGGTCACTTGTGGGAACAAGTGAAATGCAAATTTATACAAGATGATGAAGGTTTATGGTATAATGTCAGGCTTGATATTGAAAAGGATAAACGTAAAACCTTTACAGAATCAAGGCGAAACAATATAAAATCTAAGGGGAAACCTAAAGATACTACTTCATATGAAACGCATATGAATGTTCATATGAAGCCTCATATGGAAAATGTAAATGAAAATATAAATAAAGATATAAATACTATTAAAAGTAGATGTAATTTTGAACAGGCTTTTGAGTATATATCCATACGGATAGGAGTAGACAAGGCTAAGATTGAAGCCGAAAAATTTGTAAATTACTACGAAAGTAATGGTTGGAAAGTCGGTAAAAACCCAATGAAAAATTGGAAAGCGGCAGCAAATAATTGGATAACTAACTTAAACACATATGCAAAAGGAACTTCAAACAATCAACGAAAGCTTACAAAAGGGGAACAGTTTAACCTTGACGGGTACAACATCTTACACTCTACTTCCTATGGAGCAGCAGATTATGACCGCCTTCTCGGGTGAAAGGATAAGGAGTATTAATCAGACAATGCTTAATCAAAACTTGATTTATATAATGCAGCTTGTAGGATTAAACGTAATGCCTGACAAAATTAAGATGTCTGTATTAGAAGATTGGATAAGAACTGAATACGGCAACTTTACAATAAACGAAGTAAAAGTAGCGTTTAAACAAATGGTAGCTAATGACTTTATAGACCACTACCAGAATTTTAGCCCTGCATATTTTAGTCAGGTAATGGACAGATATAAGAAAAAAGCTAATCAATTAAGAAAGATGATGCCACAAGAACGAGAACAAGCAATACCACACTTAACAGACTTAGAGATAATTGATTATAGTTACCAAGAATACAAATTGTTGGAAAATCGAACATTTGACAAAGTGTTTAATCCATTGAGTGTATTTACAAAGCTAAACGCTACCGGAATAAAAAAGTGGACTAAAGAAGATGGTGCAGAAGCTAAAAAGAAACTTATGGAGATTATAACCTACAAGGCTAATAGAATGGATATAATCAGCGCAAAACAGTACCGAGATGAATGGACTGAGCAATGGTTAAAGAACCAAGCCAGAGCGGTAGCGGTTGCTTTATTTTTTGATTTGCAAATTAAAAATGGTAAAGTTTCATTTTCTTAATATAGTTTTGTAATATGACGGCAAACGAATTAACCAAAGAAGCAATCAAGACCCTAAATAAAAACGGGGCTTTTGTATGGCGCAACAATAACCTTGCCGTAAGAGGTCGCACATTTATAGGACTGAAAGGAGTTCCGGATGTGGTTGGGTTTACAAGTCAAGGCATAGCCGTCTACTGCGAAACAAAAGCAATAGGTGATAAGTTAAGCAGTTATCAAATAGCATTTTTAAACTTAGCAAAGGCATCTAAATGTTTATGCTACATAGCAACCGAGGAAAATGGTAAACTTACATTAACTGAATATGAACCGCAATAGCATAATCGAAAAGTTGTGGAATAGCCAAGAACTTAAAGAGGCTATTGCAAAAATGCAACCAGAAGATTTGCAAGATGACCTTCGCAGCGAAATATTTAAGGTGCTATGCGAAATGGAAGAAGATAAGTTAGTCGATATGTATAACCGAAATGTATTAAGGTTTTACTTAGTTAGGACTATGCTTAATATGACACAAAGCAAAACAAGTCAATTTTATAAATTATACAGAAAGCCATTACATCCAGAAGTTGAAATACACGATAGGGATGAAGATTTACTTAATAAAGTACAAGACGAGCTTTCTAATCTACATTGGTTTAGTAGTAAGCTATTAGAGCTATACGCTATTAATCACAACTGCAATGCAAAGGAATTAAGCAGGGTTACAGGAATACCTTATATGACAATACATAGGGTATTAAAGCTAACAAAAAAAGAACTTAAAAAAAAATTACGAAAATGATAATTATAGCATCGATATGCTTTGCAATATTCTTTGTAGAAATACATCAATTTCATAGGAAGTGGAAATTAGATTTCAAGCCATTTAGCTGCACGAGTTGTTTAGCAGCTTGGACAGGTTTAGTTTTATATTTACTACCTGCAATATGTACCGATGTAATTGCGTTTGTATTTATACCGGGTGCAGTTGCTCCAATGATTTCAAAAATAATGTGGAACTTATGGAAATAGAACATAGCAAATACTTGGACCTGCATAGAGCAAACTACGAAATGGTGCAGAATGGATATGTTAGAAACATAGATTTAGACATCTTAAAAATGTACGAACATATCTACCGCAAGTATATGAACCCAGATTTTATTCTAACCGTATGGTGTAGCCATTGTATTTTTGATATGGTTAAACGACTTTATGAATGGTATGACTTACAACCTAAAAACAAATGAGAATACTTTGTATTACATCGGCAAATAGTGGTGTTGGATTTCATAGGATAATGATGCCTATTGTACACCTGAAAAAAGATTATGCCTTAATTACAGACGTACTTAATGACGAAGTATTAGAGCAGGGATGGGATATTGTTCTAATGAATAGGATGCTAAACGAAATAAACGCAACGCAAATGGATGCGTGGCGAACCAAGTACGGGTTTAAATTGGTTGTAGATAATGATGATTATTGGGAACTTGACCCAAGCCATTTATTATATCAGCGTTACATTTTAAATAATATACCGCAACAAATTATTAGTTACATACAGATAGCTGACCTATGCACCTGCACACACGAAAGATTGGCAGCAGAAATAAGCAAATATAATAAGAACGTACACATACTGCCAAACGCACTTCCTTACGGGCAAGAGCAGTTTATGGACAACAAGACAGAAGATTATAAGGTAAGGCTATTCTGGTCCGGAAGTGGAACGCACGAAAAAGACATTGATTTACTTAGGCAACCTTTTAAGCGTTTGCAAGGTATGAATATAAGAACAGTAATAGCCGGATATAATGACGGGGAGAAACCTATTTGGGATAAAATGATAGCAGCGTTTACTTGTGGGCTAACACTTAACCCTACTATATACAATTACGCAAGGGTTACGGAATATATGGGTGCTTATACTGATTCGGATATTTCTATAATTCCTTTGGTAGATAGCAAGTTTAATGCTATGAAGTCAAATCTAAAGGTATTAGAAACGGCATCTAAAAAGAACCCTGCAATAGTTAGCTTTGTCAATCCTTACTTAGATATGCCGGTACACTATGTAAAAAGCCAAAAGGATTGGTATAAACATATAAGAGATTTAGTAAGCGATGCAGATATGAGAAAGGAAAGCGGACAGAACCTTTTTGATTTCTGCCAAAAGAATTATAACTTCGATAATATAAATTTAGACCGAAAGTATATTTATAGTAAACTATGCCAATAAGTAAATGCCCAAATGGGAAATATAGAATAGGCAACGGCGGTTGCGTATATGACACCGAAGAGAAAGCTATGCAGGTATGGAAGGCTATCCTTGCAGGTGGTAATTTTGTTGAAACAGGTGGTAATTTTGCTGAAAGTTATACCGATTACCCAGAGTCAGCAACTAACAACGCAAAACGGGCTATTGAATGGGCTGAGAAAAATGGTTGGGGCTCTTGCGGTGAGGCTACCGGTAAAGCGAGGGCAAGACAATTAGCTAATAGAGAACATATCAGTAGGGATACAATAGCAAGAATGGCATCGTTTAAAAGACATCAGCAACATAAAGATGTTCCATATAGTGAAGGGTGTGGCGGTTTAATGTGGGATGCTTGGGGCGGAACGAGTGGAGTTGAGTGGGCTATAAACAAACTAAAAAAAATAGATAAAAAATAATTTCATACTTAAATTTTTTAATTAATAACCAACGGAAAATTTAATGGGGAAAGTATGAAAAAACACACACAAATATATTTGCAGGGGATGGGGTATAAAACAACGGACTTTGTTCCCTGCGAAGTGTGTGGATGCCAAGCGGTAGATGTACATCACATTGAAGCACGGGGTATGGGTGGCAGTAACGAAAAGGATAAAATCGAGAACTTGATGGGACTTTGTAGAAAGTGCCATATAGATTTTGGCGACAAAAAACAATATAAAGAGTTTTTAAAAGACATACATAAACAAAACTACCGATGCTAATAACACAACAGGAGTTCTTAGAGTACGAACTAAAAGCAGGAATAGGAATGCATAATGAGTTATTTAAGGATTTAGCTCGTAATACAGTTGAGCAAATTAAAAACCTTCCTATTAAGTCAGTATTAGATTATGGAGCAGGAACGGGAGTTTATAGTGATGCCTATTTTCAAGCAGGGTATCACATTGTAGCCTTTGAAATATTCGAGTCACATCGTGAGTATATGAAGCAGAATGTAGCATATGTTGAAATAGTAGATAAGCCAATTACTACCGACTTGCTGAACTTTATAGAAACGGCTGAACATATGACCGACAAAGAATTAAACTTTTTATTTAAAAATATAAAACCTAAATACATTTTGTTTAGTTCTACTTCGCAAAGAGTACCGGGCTTTGACGAGTCTTGGGGTCATATCAATATTAAGGAGCAAGACGAATGGGATAGCTTTTTTAAAGAAAAAGGATATACAAAGATTAAAGATTTAGCACAACCTACAAATTGGAGCAAACTATATGGCAAAGATTAAAGAGAATAATAGCAAGGTAAACTTTGGTAAACGCAAAAGAGGTTCTGCAAAGAAGTCTTATAATAAGCACAACCCAAGACCTAAAGCATATAAAGGACAAGGCAGATGAGAAAGTTAAACGCACTATGGTTATTGCTCACTCATAAAGCTTACTTTGTAGCAGTATGCAAAACAGGCTTTGATGGTGACGATATGACTACAATAGGTCATTATACTTATGCGATGGCAGAAACACTAATTAATAAACATATATCAGATGTAGATAATTACATACATCAAGAGGATGCTTTAGACGAAGCAAATGATATTATAAACGGAATACTATGATACAAAACGTACCAATCAACACAGTTAAAGCAAACCCAAACAATCCCAGAATAATTAAGGATGACAAGTTTGCAAAGCTCGTAAAGTCAATTACTGAGTTCCCACAAATGCTTAACCTTAGACCTATTGTTGTTAATGATGATATGGTTGTGCTTGGTGGCAATATGCGACTAAAGGCTTGTAAAGAAGCAGGGATTAAAGATATACCTATTATAAAAGCAAGTGAATTAACCGAGCAACAACAAAAGGAGTTTATAGTTAAAGATAATGTAGGCTATGGCGAATGGGATTGGGATGACCTTGCTAATAATTGGGATGCAGAAGAATTAACCGAATGGGGTTTAGATGTATGGAATAATAATTTAAACGACGAATTGTTATCTATTGATAATACTATTGATGAAGTTAAAGATAGTTCCCCAAAAATTACAGACGAAGGATATTCTTTATTTGAAATAGTTATGCTACACGAAAATAAGTTAATACTTTTAGACGTTATAAATCAATTAAAAAGAGAATTTTTATTTGAAAAAACTGAAGAGGCTATAATGGAATTAATTAGAATTTATCAAAATAAAAAATAAAACAATGAGAAAAGAAAATAGCGCATTTATTAGTTTTGGAAAATCAGATAGCGGTTTGATATTTGATGATGCAAATAATAGCATATACCCAATTAGATATTACAATATTATTAATGGAGTAGGTGCAGAACTAAATAAAGATTGTTCTTATTATGGATACGTTTATAACGGTAAAGTAACAATAAATAGAAAATGGCTTTCTCCAATAGAATTAAATAGTCATATGTATTTTAGTTTATCTGGTGAATTTAATTTTTCTACTAATGTTTTAGGTAGCTGCATTTTAATCGAGGTGCTAAACAAAAACTATTATGAAACATCTAATTTTAAAGCTTACCCAACATTTGGCGGTCCGATAGAAGATAAAGGAAGATTAAAATATATTGACGGCTGCACAGATAGCTTACTTATTTCTCCTGTTAAAAAAGGGCAACCTTGTTTAAATCATTTGCATTTTCCTGAAGAGATTAATCAAACACAACACACGCACCCAACACACAGAATCGGAATCGTAGCATCTGGTTACGGAGAATGTATTACTCCATTTGGTAACCTTCCATTAGAGCCTGAAATGATTTTTGTTATTAAAGCTTGGGATGGCGTACAAACAGACAAAGGATTAGATGGCGAAATATATCCTATTGGACAACACGCCTTTCAAACATTTGATGCGCCTATGAATGTAATAGCATTCCACCCAGATAGCGACTTCGGTCCTGAAGATGAGTTTCACCCAATGATTAATCGTACAATAGTAAACGGTATTTCTGCCAATAAGCTAAAAGATATAATGACAAAGTAATGAGTAAGATTAGAAAAAAAGATTACCAAGAAAGCAATGTATTAGAGGCTGCATTAGACAGGATGCGATACCTGTATGACAGTTTTGATAATGTCGAAATAGGTTTCTCAGGTGGCAAGGATAGTACAGTTGTTTTGAATTTAGCCATAAAGGTAGCCCGTGAGAAAAATAAACTTCCGGTAATTGCTAACTTCTACGATGAAGAGGCAATACATCCTACAACTATTGAGTATGTAGAAAGGGTAAGCCAACATCCAGATGTAAAACTAAATTGGTTTTGTTTAGAGTTTAAACACCGCAACGCTTCATCAAACGAAGAGCCTTATTGGTACACTTGGGATAAAGACAAAAAGGATTTATGGGTTAGGGATATGCCAGAAAATTGTATAAAGGAACATCCTAAGTTTGTTAAAGGATTATCATTCCAACAATTTACATCGTTTAGAGCTGACAAAGCTAAAGGCACAACAGTAGATGTAACAGGTGTAAGAACGCAGGAAAGCCTAAGAAGATTTCAGGCAGTAGCGCAAAAGGTCAATGATAATTATATTTCAAGGTATGGTCATTTTTCAATAGCGCATCCGATATACGATTGGAGTAGCCAAGATGTTTGGAAACTTGTACACGAATGGGATATTGATTATAATAAAACATATGACATATTCAATAAAACAGAACTAAGTAATAAGTTCCTAACACAAAGAGTATGCCCACCTTTTGGAGAAGAGCCATTAAGAGGATTATGGATATATGCCGAATGCTTCCCGGACCTATGGCATAAAATGCTTAATAGAGTTGAAGGCGTTGCTACCGCTTGGCGATATGCTAACACAGAACTGTACGGTGTAGGTGGCATACAAAAGCCGGATGAGTTAAGTTGGAAAGAATACCTTTCTTATATTGTTGATACATACTCAGGCAAAGAAAAAAAGTTTGTAGTAGAAAACATTAATAGATATATCACACTACATAAGGACAGGGCAAAGGATAGCATAGCAGATATAGATGCAAACCCATTGACAGGCATATCTTACAGATGGCTATGCAAGATTGCACATAAGGGCGATTTTAAAGGAAGGCAGCTACCAGATAATGAAAGGGCGGCAGCTATGAAAAGATTAGATATTAATCAAGATGATGCCGTAACTTTATACGGTAATGAGAAATACAAAAAGCAATACTTCAAAAAATGATAGATAAAAATCAATATCCATCTGTTACACGCATATTGGCGAAAACTAAACCGCAGTCAGATATTGATATGCTTGAGAAATGGAGAATGAAGATTGGATATGCAGAAGCTGAAAGGATTAGCAACGAGGCATTGGAAAGGGGTAAGATGTACGATACATTCATCGAAGATTATGTAAATGGCATCGATATACCGCATAAACAATTACAAGAGTATCTAAAACAATTCAATATAGTATCAAGAGAAGAAAACGTATACAATAATCAATATATGTATAAAGGCAGATATGACTGTATATTTGCAAAGAATGGAATTTTAGTACTGAATGATTTTAAAGGAGCATCAAAAAAGAAAAGTAAAAAGTGGCTCAAAGATTACCCTTTACAAATAGCTGCATATATCAAAGCATTAGAAGAGGTTGGCGTGGTTATTAATTGGGGGATGATTACAGTAATACTAAATGACCAGATACAGACATTTGTATATGACCATTGCGAAATAGAATTTCATTTTCAACAATTTTTAAAAAGATTAAAACAATACAACGATGAAACAAATGCCAATCTCTAACGTACAATGGTTAGACAGAAACGAGCTATCACCAAACCTATACAATCCTAATAAGGTTGCACCGCCAGAAATGGCACTACTCAAACAAAGCATATTACAAGACGGATGGCTATTCCCTATTATAGTATTTGATAAAACTATACATATAGAGAACCTGACAGATAATAAACAATTAAACAAGTACACTATTATCGATGGCTTTCACCGATATACAATCAGCGGTGATAAAGACATATACAAACTAAGCGATGGCAAAGTGCCGGTAGTTATTCTAAACCCTACTAACCCATTAGCTACAACTGTACGAATGAATAGAGCAAAGGGTACACACGCAGTATTAAAGATGGGTGACATTGTAAAGAACCAAATAGATAATGGCAAACAACTTAGTGAGATTATGAGCGAGTTCGGTATGGAGAAAGAAGAGGTTGTAAGATTAGCAAACAGAATGGGTATACATAAAACAGATATCATTGTCGATACTGATTGGAGCAATTCTTGGTTACCTAAATAACAGAACAATAACAGAATGAGCAAAGAGCATTTGATACCTTTTAAGCCGGGTCAATCTGGCAATCCAAACGGCAGACCAAGAAAGTATGTAAGCCTACTTAAAGAGCAGGGTTATAAAGTATCCGAAATAAACGATACAATACAGGCAATGATGTCAATGGACTTAGAAGAACTAAAGTCAGTATGGGATAATCCAAAGGCAACTGTATTAGAAAAGACAATAGCGGCAGCTATGCGCAAAAGCTTAGAGAAGGGCAGCCTTTATAGTTTAGAAACATTGCTCACCCGTGTATATGGTAAGCCAAAGGAAACAGTAGACACTAATAATAAAACAGAGCTAACAGGTAAAATACAGGTTGAGGTTATTACAAGTGGCATACCTTTAGCCAATAGAGAAACAGATGTTTAAGACAACAGATGTATTTTTAAGTAACCGGAATGCTACAACCGACATTGTAATTAATCAAGGCGGTACAAGTAGCGGTAAAACTTATTCAATACTTCAAAACTTATTTTTACACGCAATAGAAAACGACAGGGCAATTATCACAGTTGCCGGTCAGGATATACCCAACTTAAAGGTAGGACCTATAAGAGATGCGCATAACATTGTAGAAAATACCGAAGGCTTATCTAATTACATTTTAGAGTATAATAAATCGGATAGGGTATTTACATTTGTAAACGGGTCGATTATAGAGTTTAAAAGTTATGACGATTCGCAGGATGCTAAGCAAGGTAAAAGGGATTTCTTATTTTTAAACGAGGCAAATGGTGTAGACAAGATTATATGGGATGAACTGTATATTCGTACAAAGAAAAGAAGCTACATCGATTATAATCCAAACAATGAATTTTGGGTACATACCGACCTAATAGGTAAGCCAAACGTTACGCTCATAATCAGCGACCACCGTCATAATACTTTCCTTGACCAGAAGATACACGATAAAATTGAGGCAATCGATGACCCGGAACTATATAAGGTTTACGCTCGTGGTTTGACCGGTAAAATTGAGGGGGTTATATTCAGGGATTATAACGTAGTTGCCGGAGTAGACCCCGATGCCAAGCTGATAGGGTACGGCTTAGACTTCGGCTTTACGAATGACCCGACCGCCTTAGTAGCACTATATAGTCATTCAGGGGAATTGATTGTGGATGAGCTTATTTACCAGACCGGCTTATTAAATGTCAATATTAGCGATTTGATGCGTGATATAGGCGTTAATGGGCGCATTGTGGGTGATAGTGCCGAACCCAAGTCAATCGCTGAATTAGGGGCATATGGGTGGCAAATAGAGGGTGCTAAGAAAGGACCGGATAGCATACGGCAGTCAATAAACAATTTAAAGAGGTATAAGCTCAATATAACCCATCGGTCCGTAAATCTAAAAAAGGAGCTAAATAGCTATAAATACAAGCTAAATAAGGATGGGAAGCTCGATAATGACCCGGTAGATTACCTAAACCACGCCATCGATGCCTTACGGTACGCATCTCTAAACATACTCGAAAACCCTACTTCTGGCAGGTACGCCTTCCTTTAGGGACATTTTTTACCGTTCATCCTTGATTTTTACCGTTCATCACATTTTTTTAAAAAAAGTTTGCTCATTTGATTGTGGAATGTGTAAAGGTTGTATATTTGATATATCAAACAACCACAAAAAACAAAACAAATGGAAAATTTAATTAAAAAGTACGAAAGTTTAGGTTACGTTTTAAAATTAAAAAATGAGCCTATCATTACAGATGAATGCGTAAGAAAAGTAAGCAGAGCAAGAATACCTAACCCATTATTCAACTACAGATTTAGAAGTGTTGAACGTATGATGGAATTTTGCACCGAGTGGATTAACAAGGTAGAAATTAACGTAAACGCTGAAAACGAAAGGAAAGCTAAGAAAAAAGAGGCTCAACAAAATATGCAGCACAATTACAAGGTAGGTGATGTAATTTACAATAGTTGGGGATATGACCAAACTAACATCGATTTTTACCAGATAGTACAGGTAAAAGCCAAATCAATAATGATTAATAGAATAGGCAAATGCTATGTAGAGGGAACAGAGGGCTTTATGTCATCGTACGTTAAACCAATCCAAGACGATTTTATCGGTGAGCCAATTTTGAAAAAAGTAAATATTTTAGTAAATTACAATGGCAATATACAATACTACATCAAAGCAGAACACGGATGTTTTGTTGAGTATCACAATCAAGAATCTGGCGTATACTCTAGTTGGTACGCTTAAAATAAAACAGGGGTGCGACTGACCAACGCACAATTTAACCACAAAACCTAAACAAAATGAAAAAAGAAACCGCACAACTTTTAGCCGTATTTTTAGTAGCTTGTTACCTTATTGGACAACTCCAAGACATCTACTCGAAATGATTTACGCTATATGTCTACTGCTAATTTCTACA